TTAGGGTTCAAGCGGAAGGCCGGCCGCTTTGCGCACTTCGTTGGCCAGCCGGTGGAACTCGGCCTTCGATTCCTTGGAGGGCGCCGCAAACCAGGCTGCCGACAGGAAACGGATGATTTTTTCCGCGTCTTCTTTGCTCATCGAAACCTCCTCCTTTCCGCCGCCGGTCTTTCCGTCGGTATTCCACCAGCCTTCGCCGCCGTACGATTCGTTTAAATCAACGGTCGCTCCGGCTAGCCTGACGTTGTTCGAATATTGATAGATGTTCGCGTTTGCGCTTTTCTTGCCCCGGCTCCAAGCGTAAGTCTGCCAGAAGTGCCGGCAAGCGCCGCGACGAGCCATCTCTTCAATGACGGCATACGAGCCGTAAACGCCAATCTGGTAATCCGGAATCTGCGAAGCCGCAGCCTTCAAATAAGCTTCGATCGCGTTGTAGTCCCGCGGCTGCGCGTCGTAATCGACCGCGAAATAGATGGCGCTGCCCGCGGGCTGGCCGATGAGCTTCGCCTCCGCATTGGCGGCCGCGCCGTCGGCTCTGCCGTTCGCCGCTCCTCCCGCCGGGCGGTTGGCTGTCGTCTCAAAAACGGACACCACCATCATGCCGGCGTTCGTGATCGCTTCCGCCTCGCTCCTTGTCAGCCGCTTCCAGGCGTAACCTGGCGGCACCAGATACCGCGCCGCGAAGGCGTAGCCGGCTGCGGCAATCGCTTTGGCCGTACCGGCGGTCAGCGGGATCGCGCAATCGATTCCTTTAGCCATCGGCTGTTGCCTCCCTTCGGGTTGCCGGTCTGAGCGATCCCGGCCGCCGACCGCATCTCGTTTGCCATAAACGCCCATTGCGCGTTGGGATTGTCGGCCACCGGTTGCCGCCCTCCTTTCGTTTACGTTTGTCCGCTTTTTTCGTTGCCCGATTCCTTGTTTGTTGTACCGACCCGGTTTGCTCGTCCCTTTGGCGCTCGGATTTTCGGTAATCACCGGGTTTTCCGTCAGCTTCGCGTTCGTTTGTCAGAATCGTATCGGTGCTAACGAAAAAATCGCGGCATCGTCTTATGGTTGTCCTTATTTTATGCGGCTGATGCCTGAACGGAAACGGCGTTCGTCTGCGCAAGGAATCTGGGCGTGGCGTGTGAGCATAAGAGGTAAGCGGCGGCAAGGGCAGGCGGGCGAAAAGCGGACCAAGCGAGCGGTTTTGTTGGCTAAAATCCAATTTGTCCATACGAAAACAACCCGCTTTCACCACTCTTCGCCAAGGCCGGTCAAGTCACGCTTGGTTCGTGTCCTCAGCGGATTTTTCGGCCCCGACCGTCCCATTCTTCCTGCCGCTTGCTCCCGGCGGATGGAGCGCCTTGTTCTGCATCTGTCCGGCCGCCGCCGCGACCAGAAAACCGTTCGCCAGCGCGAGCGCGTACACCCGCCAATCCGTGTAGTGGTTATCGACCGCAAGCTGCGCCAGCAACAGCACCAGAAACGCGATCGCGACCGCATACAGGTCCGTCGGCAGCCATTTCAGGCAGCGGCTCACCGGCTCTTTCGTATACTGAACGATAAGAAACGTCAGCAAAGAAGCTCCCCCCATCGCGGAGAGAGCTTGCCATGTGAACAATTCACCCGAGTCCATTGTCTTAACCTCCCTGTCCGTCCAATCGGTCGAGCCGCTGAAGCGCCTGCTTCGCCGACTCTTCCACCCGCGTCACCCGCTCGGCCAAGGCGTCAAAGCGCTGCCCCTGCGCCCGCTGCTCGAGCCGAACGTCGTCGACGCCCCGCTTGATGTACTCCATGTCCGCCCGAAGCACCGCGTCCTTGCTGGCCTCGGCCGCCGTGTCCTCCCGCAGCATCCGTGATCTTCCCGACCACCCTAATACAATTCCGCTGATGGCTGCCGCGACGGAAATGACCGCCGCAATTCCCGTTACTTCCATCCCTCCCCCTCCTTCCAATCAAAAAAGCCCCGCTGAGCGGACTCCCGTTGTGTCATTCTGCCTGTTCGAGCGGCTGTCCGTCCGTGCCGAGACCGAGCGTTTCCAGCGCGTCTTTCACCGCCGGCCGAATCACTTCGGGAACTTGGTCGAATGTACGGCGTCCGGCTACGATCAATTTTGCGTAAACGACTGCAATGGCCACAGGATCATTCACGCCAAAGGTTTCGGTTGTCCACTCAGCGAGGACTATGAAAGCGGCGAAATTTTGATCACATATTTATCGTTTCGATTAGGACGTTGGAGCAGCGTTTCTCTTTTAACTTTAATTTTAATTAAAAAATATACGAAATAGCTTCTCTGGCCGCTTTTCTCTCATCGAGAATAGTCTGAACGGCTTCACGATTTTGAATAGGGACTTGATCGATGGTCTTTAAGCCCTTCTCGATCAGGTCGGCATAGATAATGTTAATGGACTGAATCATTCCGATGCACCCCCAGCCAGAATAAGCTCGTATAGATCAACGATAGTCATTTTAAGCTTGGTATTTTCTTCTTCCAAATCCTCCAGCCGTTCTTGCTTTGTAGGCTCTCTGCGGACGGTCTTGTAAAAGAGCTTTTTGTCACTTTTGTTGTAGTAAAGCTCAAAAACATGATAACGAATCGGTTCGGGTTGCTGATGCTCCGTGAGCAACTCATTGTCGATCACGAAGCATTCCCAACCATCTGGAACTACAAGCTCCGGGTCGATTTCGTTCACGGTGTGATTTATGCTTATGACTTGTACTTCCTCCCCGTTTGCGGGTCCCATGATAATAGCCATGGTAATCAATCCTCCTCTATTAGCTCCTGATCATTTGGTAAAAATTCCCTGCAACTTCTATTTGAGGCGGCCACGCTCCGGGACGTCGGTACACTTTGAAGAAGTTTCTCGCATAGTCGTCCCCTAAGGTGAGTTCATCCCAAGCGCTTCCTTCTAGTCTGTAAGTGAATGCTCCACCAGATTTAGTACCAAACGCTATCCAGCGCCCGTTAACGTCATGATGTGTTGAAGTTCCGTATCCGTCTGCTCCGGGTGCGCTCACCTTAGTGAGATTTCCTGATCCATCACGTCTTATGATGACGTTACGGTCGCCACTGGAGCCGCGATGTGCATAGGATCCGTAGTCTCCATTGCCGCCGTATCCAAGCTCCCATTCCTCTAAATATCCAGCATTCCACGACAGCCCATACCATCCATACCAATTGAAACCTGCATTTCCGTCAAAATAGCCTGCCCGTATTCCTGTTTCCGTTGCTATTAAAAATTTACCATTGTTTCTATTACAGAATTTAATAAACAACGCGCTTGCCGTGTCATATGTGCTGTAATAGCTGTAGTAGTACATATTTGTCGGCGAGTTAATTTTGAAGTGATACAGGTTCCCCGTAGTCCTAGTGTAGCAGGGCCAAAATAAGTTTTGACTATCGGGCGTAAACGCCATCCCAAGGGTATAATACGACGGGCTATAGCTAAATTGATAAGTCCACGAAAAATCATTACCGTTGTATCGGAATGCCCTTAGATAAGGTTGCGTAGCATAGCTGGCAACGATCCAAGTGCCATCCGGGGAACAACATAGATCGGTTAGCTCATCAGAAGTAACGTATATGCCCGCGCTTGTTCCCGCAAATGATCCATCATCCCCGATGTTGGCAAGCCATATACTCCCGCCAGCCGAATAAACTACGAGATTGTCGTGAACCCAGTCTACAAAGTGAGGAGTTCCCGAGTTTAATGTAGTCGTAAGCGTCCAGCTTGTTCCGGTTCGTTTATAAATCTCGATTATACCGCCAGAATAATTATAACCATCGTACGATACGGCCAGCATTCTCCCGTTTGGGGAGAATCTTACGCGCCCAACAACGTTATTGTTGGAAGGAGAAGTCTTAGCCGCACCAGGTCCGCTACCCGCAATGGTCGTATTGTTGTAGAAAACTGCACTTTCTACATCACCGCCAACATACGTCCCAGTTACGGGCGGGCTGTTAAACCATCCAACTTTTTCACCATATTTAATTACATTAGATTTAACTCCCCAAAGGCGAACGTTAATTTTTGAAGTCGAGCCGTCATAGTAACCCTTCGGAGGCGTAATTTGGATATTAATCGCCTGATCTCCGGGATTCCCGTCCGTAACGGAGACTGTTCCGCTTCCTTTATTCCCTGTTCCGTCATCAAGAGTGGATATCATATCGACAACATTTACTTTGCTCGGCATATTTCCTGTAACTTTGTTGCCATTAACGTATGCAGTTTTGCTTGACAGAATATCTCCTGCGGCAGCATTGGCATCGCTGGTAAACGTGCCGGTTAATGGTGCTCCGTTTACCCATCCGATTTTTTGCCCAGCCTTGACTAAATTGGATTTAACCCCCCAAAAATGCACATTTACTTTTGAAGTAGATCCATCATAGTAACCTTTAGGCGGAATTACTACTACGTCTATTGCGTCATCTCCTGAAGGGCCATCTGATACGGAAACAGCATTGCTGCCTTTATTTCCAGTAGAATAATTAAGCGTATCTATAACTTCGGTGGCATTAGTCTTGTCGGGCATCGTCCCAGTCACAAGCCCGTTTTCCGTTCCGATGGTCTTCCCGGTCAATACATCCGCCGCCGTCGCTGTGCCGTACTCCCCCCCTTCACCCTGTAAAATAAAATTTGTGCCGTCGTAAACGAGCGTATAGACACCACTGGCCTTAAGGTTTCCAGCCGCTACATCGTTTCCATTTGCCTTCTTGATCGACTTGGCCCCGAGTCCGTTTACGTTGAGCGTCGCCGCTCCCGTGTTGGCCGTATGCACTTTAATTGTCACCCGCATACCCGATACAAGTGCGGTCGGCGCCGGGTTAAGCGTCAACGTGTAGGCAGTGCCGGTCCCCGCCGTCGTGCCGTAGCCGAGAGATGTGGATTTGACATCGTTTATAGCGTTTTGTACAAACGCCGTCGTGGCGATCTGGGTGTTGTTGGTCCCTGCTGCCGCAGTCGGTGCGGTTGGCGTGCCGGTAAAGGCAGGAGATGCCAGCGGCGCTCTTGTCGTATCCGTCGGGTGACGGTGATCCTCTCGCGCATATGCCGTACTGGTGCCGACCGCGGCTGTACCGTCCATGAGCGGCGTTGCCGTACCGGCGGTTGCTCCGTCTGTGATTCCATCAAGTTTTGCCTTGTCCGCTGCGCTCATGAACCCGGCAGCGGACGTTGTCGCCACCGCATGCGCCGTGCCGCCTGCGCCAACGTGAGAGGACGGCGCCGCGTCCGTAATTCCGTATCCGGACAGCGTCGTCGGCTTGCCCGTCAATTCGGAAAACGCGACATTTCCCCATGCGATGCTGCCCGCAGTCGAACCGGCTTTCAACACTTTGCCGTTGTTCGTCGTGCCGGTCGCCGGTACATGCAAATTGCCGTCGCCGGTCGGGTGCGTGTAGTTATTGGCGCCTGCGGCAATTCCGTCCAACTTGCTTTTGTCCGCCGCACTCATAAATCCCGCCGCCGACGCCGTCGCCACCGCATGCGCCGTACCGCCCGACCCGATATGCGCCGTCAAGTTCGCCTGCACGGCATCGGCCTTGTTCATCGCATCGGCCGCAGCGGTTGCGATCGCGGCGTCCACCTCCGCCTTGCGGGCGATGTCGTCGGCTGCCGACGGCGCGGCGACTTTGGCCCGGCCGGAGGCGTCGCGCTGCATGATCGCGCCCGCCGTGGCCGCCGAGGTCGCGCCGTGGACTCCCGTTGCCGCATCCATATGCGCTTTGGCCGCCTCAAGCGTCGTCGCAGGGGCCGTGCGCCAACTGCTTTTGCCCGTGATCGCCTTGATCATGTAGCCAAGCCAGCCGAACAGGCTGGTCAGCGTGCCGCTGTCGCCGGCAGGCGCCGTCGTGTCCGTAATCGTCCGGTTTCCGATGACGGCATCCGTAGCCGAACCCGCTCCGGCGACAAGCTCGAAGGTCAAAGCCGTCGTCCCGAGCGTGATGGGTCCGGTGTTGGACAGGCGCCATTGCTTTTTCCCGTTGGACGAGCCTTCCTTGACATACACCAAAAGACCGCTGGCCAATTTGCCGGATACATCGGCATCGGTTGCCCGGGTCCAGGGACCTTCCGCTGCCGTATAAATGCCGTTCTGACTGCCTGTCGTCTGGTTTTTGACCAGCACCCGGTCGCCCGCGGCAAGCGTGACGCCGTCAATCGTTTGCAGCCCCGAAAGCGTGATATTCGCGGTCGTGGCCGCCCGGACGTCGGCATTGACCGCCTTTAACCCGAGCGCGGCGTCGATTTTGTCCCAGTTGTCGTTCAGCATCGTCTGGATATTAAACGTGTCGGCGCCGTCGGTCGCGGGGTTTTTCTTCAACAGATTCCATAACGATGTAAAGACCGGCATGATATCCCCCTCCTACCCATCCAAAAACGGCGCGAAGTCCGTTAGCGGATGGCTTTGAAGTTGATTGATCGTCATTTGATTCACTTCCGAGACGGTCAGATAACGATAGGCGTATTGAACCTCGAGATGAGCGGGCTTCACCTCTTCGATCGCCGCTTTCAAATCGTCGAGGTTGGGCGGCAAACCGACGCTGTCGACGAACTTGACCGTAAAACGGTACAAAGCGGGCTGCTGCGTCACTTCGATTTTACCGTTGGCATAGGATTCCCCGATGCTTTTCAGCAGCTCGACCGTCACCGTTCCGGTCCCCCGGATTTTGGAAATCAGGTAGCTTCTGCGCTGATCCAGGGGTTTGGACGCATCCGTTTCGATGCCGAACTCTTTTTCCCACACATCCAATCCCCAAGTCGCCGTCCCCACAAAAAACTGGTCCAAAATCTCGTCCAACGCCCGCTGCAGCCGATCCAGCTCGGTTCCCTGGGCATCCGCAATCGCGCTCATGATCCGGGACGTGGCGTAATACCCCGGCAAATAGGTCATGATCCGCCGGCCGCTAGCACTCGTCACCCCATCAAACACGGACATTCACCGTCCCGGCGACGGCCACCTGGCCAAGCCCGATCTCGATGTTGCCCGTCCCCCCGTTCAGGGTGAGTTCGGAAAGATCCACGATCTGCGGAATGTCCAGCAAAAACGCCGAAAGCCGCGAATACCGCACGACCGAATCGGCAAAAGCCAGCTCCCGCAAATAATCCCGCAAAGCCTGGGCAATCGCGCTCTGGGCCTGGCCCAAAGTCGCTCCGGAGACCAGCGTCAGCTTCGCGCTGACGTTAATGGGGATTTCCTCGGCGGAAGCGACGGTGACGCTCGCTCCGATCGGCGCTTTGCCCGATCCGGCCGCGGGGTCGGGCGCGATATAGTTTTGCACCGCTGCCACGAGTTCGCTTGAAGCCGCCCGTTTTTCCTTGTCGATGATAAAAACCTTGACCGTTCCCGGCCCGTTCCACAAAGGCTGCACCTGCACGCCTCCAACCCCGTCCACCTCGAGCCCCCACTGCACGTAGTCCGCCTTGTTGCCGCTGGTTCCCGGACTCCGGACTTTGAGCATCAGCCGCTCGAGCAGCGAAGCGTCGCTTTCGGCCTCCGCTCCGCCGATCGTGGCAGCCGGATTGGAAATGCCCGTCACGCCGGGAATGGACGAAACGGGAACGTTGATCGCGCCGGCCGCCACATTGCCCAAGCTGCCCGCCTCGACCGCCTTGATGCCGACGAGGGCCGTTCCCTGCGCGTTCAACACCGCCTCGGCCGTCGTTTCGAATTCAATCGAAGGCGTCCCGCTGACCGGGTCCGCGGAAGTGGCCACACGCGTCCCTGCGGGGACGGTTGTCCCCGGCTCGCCGCTGAATTGAACTTGGCCTTCCGCCGCTTTGGCGGGACGGCGCGTCACCCCGTGCTCCTCGCAGCGCAGATCGAGATAGCCGCCAAACGTCGTCGAGGCGAACCCCCGCCTCAGCACCTCCTGCGCCCAATTCGCGGACATATACAGCTCATAAGCGGCAGGAGCCAGCGAATCCCAAATAAATGAGCCTTCGGACTTGTCCACATGGTCCGGCACCCGCGCCAGCATCCGCCGGCGAATCGCTTCCTCCGTCTGGTCCTGCAAAAAATCCGGCAAATCCGCCATACCGTCACCACGCTTTCCGTAATCGCGTCCTCGGCGTTCCGGGACGCATGAATGAGATGAATGAAAGAAAAACCGCCCGCTCAGACGAACGGACGGTGAAGTTGAAGTAGGGATGCCGTTGCGGTTTCAACCCACGCTCCCGGCAAGGAGCGGCAATACGGCTCCCAAATCCATTAGCTTCAATCACACCGCATTCACCAGACTGCCTTGCAGCACGATCGAGTCGTCCCGCACGCTCCGCGCTTCGCAGGTGAAGAAGCATTGATCCCCCTGCCAGTCGAACGCGAAATTTCCAACCGACTCGGTTCGGGGGTCCGTCATCAGCGTTTCGGTCGTAATGCGCATAATTTCGCTCTCCACGGCGGAGCGCGACAGGCCGAGCCCGATCAGCGTTTCGAACTCCTGGCCGTAATTGCGCGAATAGACAAGGTAGCGGTACCGTTCGGTCTGCAGCGCCTTGCGGCACCACTCCAGCCACGCATCCGCCCCTTCCGCTTCGGCGATCCGGCCGGTAGGCGTCAGCACGAACTCCCCCGCGTCATAATCGAAGCGAACCCCGCTGCCGAACTTGACCTCGTTCTCTCCGGATTCCGCCGCCTCGACAGCCGCCTCTTCTTCCGGAAACAGATTAGCCACCCGCGCCCACCACCTTGCAGACGACGACGGCCTGGCTGCCGTTGTTCACCGGCACCGCCAGCACCCGGTCGCCCGCGCGCAAGCCTTCCTGCCAGTTGAGCCGAACTTTCTCCACTTCCGTCTCGTCAAAGTCAAAGCGGATCGGCTGCGACACACTCGCGCCGGGCAGCGGCGTTCCGTCCGCCTGAACCGGCGTCGTCATCGTCCCCGTCAGCGAAAACTTCGGAACGTGCAGCTTCGCCAGCCAATCCGCCACCAGATAGTCCGGGATGGCGTGATTAAACGAATCGAGCTTCAGCCCGCCCCCCGTAATCGTCCCCAGCTCGGCCGGCAAGCCCGACACCGCTTTGGAGGCAAGGCCGGCCATGCGGCTTTCGAGCGTGGACACGAGCTTTTTGAACGGATCAGACACAGAAGTCCCTCCTTACTTTCGGCTCCGTGGACAGCTCCAGCTCCATATGTCCCGGCGTACCCAGCCGATGCTTGACGTAATGAACGATCAGGTCCATTCCGTTCAGCCGCACCTTGTCGCCCGCGCGGATCGTGTTGATGTCGGGAGCCGTGACCGAGAACGTTTCCTGCATGCCCATCAGCAAATTTTTGGCGGCTTTTTGCGCCTGGGCGACCGTTTCGACCGAAGCGTCCTGGAGCACCTTTTGCAGCGTGCCGTATTTGGCGGTCTCGCCTTTGACCACGGCCAGCACCGGAGACAGCTTGTCGTCCCCGCTTTGACAGCCCAGCACCTTCACCTGCGTGACCGCGCCTTCCAGCGTCCGGGTCTGGGCCACCGACTCGACCTCCGCCAGCTCCCAAACTTCCGCATTGCCGCCGATTTTCACCAAAGACAGCCCTTCCGGCGTCATCCGGGCCCTGTACAGGTCCCCGCCTTTTTCCGCCGTCTCCTTCAAATCTCCCTGGATCATGGAAAAAATCGACTGGCTACGCTTCATGCTCCGAGCAAGCGTAATCCGGGTGTCGGGAACGCTGCCGACCGGAATGCCCCATTCTTTGGCGTACAGCTTCAGGCGCTGCGATGCGGTCTGCCCGGCGGGCATGAGCCGCTCGTCCTCGGACTTGGCCAGGTAGATCGTCCGGTCGTAAACGGTGACGGTCATCCGCTTGGTTCCGCTGTTGAAGCTTGTGCATTCCCATACCATGCCGGGGTGGAGCAAGTATTTCATGCCCTTAGAGCCGTACGGGACGCCCGAAATCCGGATGGGTTGCCCGGGCGCGATCCCCGGAAAATCCGGCGTAACCGCCAGCTGAATGCTTGCCCGGTACGCGATCTCCTCCAGCGAATCTTCCAGCGTGATCTCTTCGATCAGATCGCGAAGATAATATTTGTCGGCCAGCACCACCTCGTAGCTCATGGCATCACCAGCTTTTGCCCGGGAAAAATGCGGTTCGGATCGCTGCCGATCAGGGCTTTGTTTTTCTCGTAGATGGCGCTCCATTTGGAGCTGGAGCCCAGCTCCCGCTTCGCGATGCCCGACAGCGTGTCTCCCGCCACGACCGTATGCACCTTCGGCACCGGCTTCGTGTCCGGGCGGGCNGCTTTGGCTGCCGAACCCGAGGTTCCCGAGGCGGCCGCCNCGGTGCGCACCTTCATCTCCCGCCAGGTCCGGAAGGTGACGTCGAACGAGATGTCGCCCGGCTCGCCCCCTCTGAACACGGACGTGTGAGCGGCGACGAACACCAGGACGTTGACCCCCGTATCCGTAATGAGGAGCCGCACGGGCTGCTTGCTGTTCATCCAGATCGTCAGCCTATTCATCGCGGTCCGGGGATCGGGAATATTCCGGTAACGGCAATAGGAAGGGTCATAGGTTTTGGGAAAAAAAGAAGAGAAGGCGATTTCCTTCACCTTCTCCTGCTGAGCCGCGTCCACTTCGCCGAGCGACAAAAGGTTGAACGTCTCGAATTGCTTGTCGCGCCGGATCGAAATCTCTTCCGGATTCACGGGGAAATGAAATTTCTCTCCGGAAGCGTCAATGAGATAAATGTCCATGCGCGCTCCCCTCTTTCAATGGACCGACCTGTATGTTAAACCCTGTTTTCCAGGGATTGTTGAATGGAAGCCGACAGCTTGGCGGTAATTTGCGCCGCTATGGCGTTGTAGTCCAGCTCTTGTTCCTTCACGGTCAACTGGACCGCGCCTGCCGCCACGCTGATGTTGATCGGAGCGGGCTGCTGAATGACCGGTCTCGCCCCCGCTGCCGCACCGGCCGCCGCAGCCGGTGCCGCCCCGACCCCGAAGGACGGGGAAGGCTGCGGAGCCAGACTCCGGGACCTGGGGGCAGGCAAAGCCGCCGGTTCGTTTTCTTTGCGGAAAAGACTCGCGAGCTTGCCGAACAATCCGGTGATCAAGTCTCCGGAAAGGCCCCCGGCCGCTCCCAACGCCAGCGCTCCGATTCCCGGCAAAGCCGCGCCGCCGGCCGCCCGGCC